TCAAATTTACCACTTATTGTAATTTCTGGTTTATTATTATCTTGAGCTACTGCGGAAGTGCTCAACGCTGCTATCATGGCAGTCGCCGTAAGTATTCTTTTCATTTTTAGAGGGTCCTTCGTTCAAAGTCACATCATTTAAATGTGACCATTATATTTATGATGAGCAGTTATTTAGCTAGGTATGATATCGGTAATCAAATACTTCGCCGTTTAGCCACATGGTAACTAGCCCATTGTCTGTGAGATAGCCAATGCTGTTAACAATGCCACTCATGTTCTCACTAAGCAATTCTTGCTCAGCAAGTTGATACCATGTGGTATCGTAATCTAGGGGATCAGAATTTTTATACACTATTGCTTCAATGCAGTCTTCGTGTTTGTTCTTTTTAAAATATGCATCTTTAACATCAAAGCCATTGAGTGCAAGCAAATAAATTATTTGTGTCAGTGTAAAAGTATTATACTGCTGACTAAAGGTATAGTTTTTAAATTGATTGTGTACAGTATTAATTGTGCTTGGTACACACAAATACAACATACTATCCTTAGACATCACCTGATTAATTTGTCTTAGTGTTTGTATTGGACTGTGTGCATATTGCAATACATCATGGCACCAAACCACATCAAATGTAAATTCAAATGGCAGTTGATCGTTGGTATTAAAGTCATGCTCAAATAATTCTATATTATCTCTAGGTGAATTTTGTGTAATTTTTTTATCTAACCCAACGCTATAGATATTTAATTTACGCGATCCTTCGTCTTCTTCAATGGTTAAATCTGCCCAATATATTAGATCAAACATTTTTCCGCAACCTATGTCTAATACATTGCGTATACTACCTTTAAAATCACCATAGTTATCAAGCATGGTAAGTGTTTGTAAACTGTGTTTGTGGCTTAGTTCTTGTGATGAAAACATTATGACTTTAATAATCCTAACATGCTGTATCCTTTGGCAACTTCAAATGCATCATCGCCGTCTTTGATAAGTTTGGCAAGATTCTTCTTTTCATAATACTTGGGATTGTTTTCCATCACAGCTAATATGTTCATTGCTTTCTTGTAATTCTTTTTGGCATTGTTGAAAAAAGTGTGGCAATCTCTATACCTATGCCAACCGTCGGCAGTGGCTACACCATTGCGCATGCCTGCGAGCATTGTGTTTTCTAATTTGTTACACTCATTCCAACGTGTATAAACACTAGCATAATCAATATCAGACTTGGACATCTTCCATACCTGCTGTTCTTAGTTTCACAATGTGGCCCATTTGCCATTGCTTGGTGTCAAGGCCTTTCATAATACCCAACCAACGGTTGCGTAGCAGTGCTACTTCGTTGATGATGGTTTCAAAGTCTACCACTTCATCCTCACCGTCTACATATTTTTCTGCATCACGTGATGTAAGTGCTCTAGGATAGTTTTCCAAATATTTGACAAAATGTTTGCGCCGGATTTTGCGCAACTGTATATTAAGATGTTGCAGTACTGCTTCTACTTCTTGCAATTGATTAAACCGTATCTCTGTGACTGCAGGCAGCATCTTGATGTTCTTTTCAACAATGCCATTAATGCCTACTTCTTTGCGAGCCTCAGTAAGTTCGCTTTCAAAATAGTCAATAAATCCAGGAATATTACTCATATCCTGTACAACTTTTGTATACCAATTTGCCATACTCTAATTATACACTTTCTAGATATTTTGTCAACCACGGAAAGACATCTTGCCAATTACTTGCTCTGCGTTTATCTGCTTCTTCAAGAACATGTAATAAAGTTTGTCCTTTACTAGGATCTTTTGTGTATTCTTCGCTGGACCGTAAAATACCCACTAATAAATCACTGGTTTGTTTGTTAGGAATATCATCTAACACCTTTTGAAAACGTGCCCTATATAATTCGGTAGGATGATGATGAATATTAAGTGCTGCTGCCATTGGTTGAAGGCTGTGTATGCTCCAAAACACATCTTGATGTTGATTCCATGTGTTAACTTTTTGTGCTAGGTTTAACATATCATCAGCTACTAATATGTTAAGTGAACTTAGTATCCTGCACTTGAACGGACTGTTATAATGAAATCTTTCAAAATTTTGTACAAACGTATCTGTATCAAACCCATGTCTCACATACTCTTGACCAGCACCTAGTCCTTCAACACTACACTGTAATGTGATGCTGCGAAAGCCTTTGTTTCTTGCAACTCTGTGTGCATACTCATCAAACTTGTCCAAATACTTTAGAGGTACACTTAGGTTAGTGGTTACTGTTAAATCAAGTTGCCTGTTCTTCACTGACTCTATCATATCCAATAGTTCGTAAAAGTGCTGCTGATAAAGAGGTTCTCCACCTAGTATGTTTAGTTTTTGTAAACTATGTCCGTGCTGCTCAAACCATTTGACAAACTCAGGCCAAAACTTTACTGGACCAGCATTTTTGTATCTACGTCCTTGCTGTAACTCACTTAGCTGTGTGCCAAACTTCTTATCTTCAGCAGCAATCTTACTACTATAATCACCACTACAATACAAGCATTTAAAAGTACAGGTATTGTCTATGAATACTTCAAGTTCAACTGGTGAAACTGTGGTTGTTGTTGGATTGTCTACTAGTTCGGGTGGAATACCTGGTCTAGTGTTTTGATGAATCCTATCACTGGTTCCACCTGCTGTTTCAATACGTTCGCAGTATTCACAACCACCAGTAGGCCATTTGCCATCAAGCATGGTTTGCCTTGCACTGTGTTTTTCTGTAGTGTTGTGAAAATCAGCAAAGTTTTCACTGGTGAGAACACTGTGACTTGCTCTATGGCAACTAGCAGTTGTACCCATGTTTAAGTACAAACTACTCCATGCCCACTTCCATCGACATGCAGTTGGAGTATTGATTGGAAAAGATTTAGTCTTCCCAATCAATCTCGTCTTCCCATTCTTCGCTGCCAATGCCTTGATCTTCAAGACACTCTTTAAGATATTTGTCTTCTAAAAGCACTGCTAGTTCTCTTTCGTCAATGCCTTGATCTAGTAGACTACCAACCAAATGATCTGCAGCCTGTTGTTTGTCTTTGGTACTAACATATCGAGAAAGTACCTGCCAGGTGTGTAGAATAAGTTCACCTTCATCCATATTTTTTATCAATCTCCGTCTTGTGCTTCTACTGCTTCAACAAGTGCCTCTTGGGGCATTTCCTCTTCTGCAGTAGGCTCGGTATTTACCTTTCCTTCGGAGATATCTTTCATAATGACTTCAAGTTTATCACCTGTCCATTGCTTGCGGAATTCAATCATTTCTTCGCCTGCGGCTGTTATGTACTTGAGTCTGTTGCCTTGTTTAACAAGTAGTTCTTGTTTTTCAAACAAGTCAATAAGTCCACTGTAAGGATCCATGCCAGTTTCATATGGAATCTTAACTTGCACTGCTTCAAATGGCTTAGAGTATCGTGTTTTCATAACCTTACAGGCTGCACGAATACCGCGCACATCACTGACTTTATTGCCTGCTTCATCTTCTTTAAGTTTGAGTTTACGCATTGCAACAACAATACTTGAAGCATATACAAATCCTTGTCCACCACTGATCTTATCATCTGGATCAAACATGTCCTGACTTGCATATGTATGGTTAGTACAAACCATTCCTACATTGTAACTACCAATCATGTTAACTGTGTTGCGTACAAGTGCAGTTAGTGCTTTGGGCTTACGACCCAAATCACCTTTCATGTCACCTTTGTTAAACTGATCAACATCAGTAGGTGTCATCATCATACCCAGACTATCAAGTACAAACAATACCTTTGGGCGTTCTTCATCTGCTATTGATTTATAGTCTGCCATAAACAAACTAATGGTTTTAGCAACATCATCAATCATGCTCATGCTTAGTTTAAGCAGTTTGCTTTCATCTGTGTCAACACCCAGTGCTTTTAGCCAACTTTCATCTAGTGCGTTCTCACTGTCAATAAGCACAACAAAAATACCTTGTTCTTGTGCTGCTTTAACAATGTTACCACTTGCAAAATAACTTTTGCCTGCACCTGATTCACCTGCAAACACTGTGACTTTGCCCATGGGCACACCCTTGTAAAAGTCTCCGCTGATCAGCCAGTTGAGTGCATATGATCCTGTACTGATCCAGTCTGTTGGATCATGAAATCCTACACTCAAGCCATCAATACTTTTTGTTACATCTTTTCTAAATTTACTTACGTCGAATGGTTTTGCCATTATTGATTTCCTTTGTTGAGAGAATGAAGGGCGACATTGCTGCCGCCCTTTGTGCCTTATGAAGATTGACGACTTCTAATCAATGCTAGAATGTCTTCTGCACTTTTACCACCTTCAGTAGCTGCCGGAGCAGGTGCTGGTTCAGGTGCTGCAGGAGCTGCCTCTACAGGTGCTGCTGCTTGTGGAGTTGGAGTAGGTGCTGCTGTTGGTACTGCAGCCGGGGACTGTGCTGCACCTTTTGGAGCCTCTACACCATATGGACGATAGTATTGTCCAAAACGCTCAACGTCATATGCTTGTCCGTCTACACTTGCTTCAAACATTTCTTTGAGAACATTAATCTCAACTTCAGTTGGACGCTTGGGTAGGAAATCAGACAAGGTGTGTAAACCATGTGTGTCAATAGCCGCACGTTGTACTTCAGTAAGTGCAGTCTCTTTACGAGCCCACTTTGATGTGCTGTAGTCAGCATATTGACCTTTGGTTGTTTTAGTGATACGGAAATCAAGCCCCATATCATAATCTGTGGGAAGTTCTTGGATATCCGGATCCATCAGTGCATCTTTGATAAGTGTAAAGATGCTTGGTGAAATAACAAACCTACGAATAGGATTCTCAGGTGTGGTATCATCAGTTAGTGGATTTTCGTTTACAAATCCTTGGAAGATGTAGCTACGCTTCTTCCAATACTTGCGACCCATTTCTTCAAGTGAGCTATCTTTAAACCAAGTGCGAACTTCGCTTAGAATTGGACAAGTTTCGTTCCACATTTCTACACATGGAACCTGCACAACAACAGGTTTGCTGTTCATGTCGCCTTTGATGCCATTGAACGGAAGACGAATCATAAGTCGTTCTGCCCAAAAGAATGTGTTGTTGGGATCTGCATCCGGAAGGAAACGTACTGCAGTAGTACTGCCTTCTGGGATATTCCAATGTGGGAAAATTGCGTTGTCGCCGCCGCCTGTACGCTCAGTGCGTGATTCTTGTTGTTTGAGCTTTGCTCGGATTTCTGCTAAAGATGCCATGTTGTTTTCTCCTATGTGCCTATATTAGCCTATGTTAAGTTTTAGTATGTGCCTAAATCGCATACTGATAACAGTATATGATAATGTATTTATCAAGTCAATATCTTTATTGTGATTTTTCTGAAAAAAAAATAGGACCTGTGAGTCCTATTTTGCTAGTGCTATTCGTGTTCTTATATCAAGACATTTTGCTTCTAATGGTGTTTGTGGCATTGTTGGAATGTAAATACTTGCTTCGTATGCTGCTACACTATAGCTGACAACAGTTACTATAACAACAATAGCTGTGATCAGTATCAGTCCTAGTGCCACTTATTTTGAAAGGTCTTGCAGTTTACGCATTTCACGAGCAACAATACTGCGTGGTGTAATTTGATAGCCTGCTTCGCCTTCTCTAATGCCATGGTTTGATTTTGCGCCTGACCCTACGCCTGCCATTGCTTTCATCTTTGCAATCATGTCTGATGCTTCATCTACTTCCTGGACTTCTTCAAACTGTACTGATTCATCCATTTCACTTCGGATACTATCAATATCGCTGTCTTTTACCATTGGATGCATCTTTTTGATTTCTTCATTACTAGCGCCGTCTGCAATCATCTCACCAATGTGTTGATTTAGATCACTCATAGCACCTTCTTTAACCTGCTCAAGTTGTTTAGACATCGCTGTGGCAGTTTTAGACTTTTCCATAGCATCTTTGTCCTGCCTACTTAATGCATGCATTGCTTTAGTATGCTGCCTAGCTGCATCTTTATGATCTTGGAGAGCTTTTTCGTTGCCTTCTTCTTTAGCAACAGTTGCTTTATCAACATGAAACCCTTCCATTTCTTTATGATGATTCATAGTATCTTCAAATTGATCATCTGATAGTTCTTCGTTAACACCATCATCTTCTTTTACTTTATACTTTTTGCCGTCAACTTCAAACTCATCTTTGCCGTCTTTTTTAGCTTGCGCTAGTGCAGCGGTAAATTCATTGCCTTCGTTTGGCTCTTCGTCTAGTACACTTTCAACTGCACTTTCAAACTCATCCCAGCTTTCAACTTTCTTGTCTTTGCCGTAGAGATCTTTTTTAGCTTTTGGTTGTTGTATTTCAACTTCGCCTTTAAGATATTTCATTGCAATTGCAAAAGCAACTGATTTGTCAGACTTATTATCCATGTCTAATCTTGTGAGTCCACCTGCTAAACTATCATCAGTTAATCTATTAGCCAGTTCAACCATAATACGTTGTACCATTGCAGCATTACGCTTTGGCACTGGCATGTTACTATTCTTTAAAAACTGCTGATATGTGCGCAACTCAGCATCGCTTTCTTCATTTGGAAATAAACGCAAAGGATCGTCACTAGCAGCAAATTGCTTTAGGCTTTGTGCTTCGCTGCCCATGCGTTCTTCTTCATCTTCCATGCGTTTTTGCTTGCCCATTTTACTTGCCTTTCCAACATTAGTTAAAGTGTCTGTTAAGCTATCATCAAATACTTCACGTGTGAGTTTGATCTTAAGATCTTCTAAATCGTTTTCATCTACTTCAATTTGATCTGGTGACCAGTTTTCAAAGTAGTTTTCATAGCCAGTTTGTTTTTTCATACCTTCAAGTGTATTTTTTAAACCATAGTATCTGTCTGTGGCATCGCCAATAATTTCTTTAGCATCTTCGGTGTACTCTATACGCTTGGTTTTGCGGCTAAATGTGCGTAGGTCCATCATTTCTTTCATGATGTCAAGTATGTGTGTGCCACGTTCATCGTTAGGATACCCACCATTGCTGATGTGTCTTGTCATTGCTCTTGCTGCTGGCAAGTATGTGTTGGGAAATTTAAAACGTTCGCCTTGATCGTTCTCAATATATACTGCATCAATGTTTCTACTGCGAGCACCGCGTTTCTCTTCATCTACTGTGCGGGCATGTTTAACAATCATCTTTGCTCCGTTTAGGTCTTGGTAGCTTTTTTTCTTTCCACCATACATCTTGCTTTCCATGGCTATTTCTTCCTGTTGTCCGCTATTTTTTACCAAATACTCAAAATCTTTACGATTTAATCTTTGCTTATCGACATTTTTAACTTCAAAGTTTAACATATTTGCATGTGAATACTTACGCATGTTACGCAACCAAGCATACCAATTGTCGCTTTGCTCACTGTCCATCTCACTGATCATGTCATTGTTAAAATAAATTTTAATACTATCATCTTGTAAATTTAAAACAACATTGCCACGGTCTTTGTAATCAAACTCAAAGAATGCACCTTTGTCACTGTCTAGTGTGACATTACCATCTTTATCTCCAATGGTAACATTACTAAACCGTGTTCTAATTTTATCAAATATTTCTTTGCTTATCTGGCTCATAGTAATGTATTTATACTTTCTATAACATTATAAATGGCATAGGTTGATCATAGTCATCACTGCCATCACGCAAACTTGTTTCTAGTTCTGGCACATAGTTTTTAAGTTCATTTGCAATGCGCAATGCCAGTATGGTACTCATCACAAGATCATCAGTTTCGCCCTGCTTGGCAGCATAACTTCCGCCTGATGCAATAAAGTTTTTAAGTTCACTTATCAATGGTTTACTACGAATATGCAGTTTGTTTGACTCTACTAGAGTTTTAAGTTTAGCGCAACTGCTGAGTTTTACTCTGTTTGTAGTGTTGAATCCTTTGCGAAACGCTCTTACATTGCCTGCACGTTTAGGTTCACTGAGAAAAATACCTGGTATGTTCTCTTCTCCTACATCAGCAATGCTGATCAATGCTGCTTCACCTATACTGTTGTTTTCTACACTGTAGTATATGTTGGTCATGTCAACTTTTGTCTCTTCTGCAATGTATTCACATATGGCTTTGAGTATTTGTATCTGTTGTGGTATTGGTGTTTTGTTGTGTCGCCATTCAGCTACTTGTTCCATACTAGGGATTTCAAATACTTGTATGGCTGCTGGATCACCTCCTGTGCCTAGACTAGGATCTAGTGCTATAATGTATGTGTGTTTTGTATGAGGTTTCTTATACCAACGAACTGTTCCTTGTTTACTGATAGGATCAACGCCTTCCATTGTGGCAAGATACATGCTGTTGATGAGTGTTTCTTCCCATATAATAGGCTCACACTCATGTTCACGCATGAATCTATCAGGCCCAACACTATGACGTTCTTGTTCTGCCCACACATCATCTCTTTCAGGATGTCTATTCCATTTGGCAATGTATGCCTTAAAACCGTTTATGCCACGTTCTGTTTCATTGCCATGTGCATCCATGGTTTTGTTTGCTGCTTTCCAAATCATCCAGAACTGGTCATCGTCGCTGTTTGGTGTACTTGTGATTATAGCCTTACCACCTGTTGCTAGTGTAGGACTAATACTAGTCCAAAACTCACGGGCAATTGTATTACGGACAAATGCAAACTCATCGCAGTACAGTAGTGTAATACTCATACCACGTCCTGTTGTTTCTGTTGTTGTGGTGCTTACAATGCGTGATCCATTTTCAAAGTCTATACTGCCCTTGTTGTAACTTACAACACCTGCTCTGATGTGATCTGGACACAGTTCATATGCATAGCGTATTCGTTGCATGATTTCTTGCGCACCAGCAAACTTGTGTGCTGCAATCAGTATAGTGCTGTCGGGCTTAAACATTGCATACCATAATAGATATCCAGCGGCTGTTGTAGTTTTGCCCATTTGTCTACCCAGCAGGTTAATGCTGAATCTATTGTTGTGATACACATCTATTAGTTCGTTTTGAAAATCAAAAGGCTGGTATAACAGTCTACCTCTAACAGGATGCTGGATGTAAAAATAGTTTTCAAGAAAATAACTATGGCCAGTTTCAGGATCAGCACATGAAGCAAATTGTTGTATTTCTTCGTGTGTAAACGTTTGACGACGATTAGCTTGTTTAACAAGCACACCTTCTAAGTTTTTACTCATCTAGGTTACCTTTAGCTGTACTGGCTTTGGGCCAGTACTTAGTTTAATTATTTTACTAGCAAGATCAAAACTATCACGCAACTGTTCAAATAGTACACGGTTTAATCCTTGTGCTGCAATGTCGTAACTGCTTATACCAATACTAGTATAATAGTTTTTATTAAGACCATATCTCTTACCCATGTTTGGAAAAACTCCTACTACAAACAAACATGCATCTGCTAGTTCTTTTGCACTCAAATGCTTAGGATTTTTCAATGACATGTATGCTTCCGCAAAACTGTCTTTGGGTAGAAAGTGAGGACGGTCAATAAAACTTCCAAGCAGTATAGCAATATACGCTTGTAAATCTTCAGGCAGCTCATAGCCCATTTGGTGTTGCGTCTCTAGGATACATTCTCGAAACACCTGAGTGTATTCATCTTTAATGTACATACAAATATTTAGTCAGAAAAATAGGCACTGTGTAATTACAGTGCCTATTGTTTTTATTGTTTTTCTTGTAGTGTTTCTTCAGCAACCTGAGTCATATAA